AGGAGAAAACAATGAGTATAGTGGAAATGGTATTCGGCGCAGGTCTTTTTCTTTCGTTTTGTACCGGTGGTCTCGCCATCCTCTATTTCTTTTTAAAGAAACCTCATCATCATGATTACTGGTGTCACCGTGATAATCTAGCACCAGGTGAAGATCATGGAAATCAAGAACCTCATGTATAGTATAGGATAATAATGATTGTTAAACATATATGTATTGTTGGCGGCGGTAGTGCCGGATGGATGACTGCATTTGCATTAATGAGAGCAAAACCAGAAATAAAGGTAACTTTAATTGAATCACCAGATATTGAAACAGTTGGTGTAGGTGAATCATTACTTCAGCATTTTCAAGAATATGTCCAATTGACTGGACTCGATGACCGTGAATGGATGCCAGCATGTGATGCAACATTTAAAACGAGTATTTCATTTACAGATTGGACTCGAAATAAAGGCACATTTCAATATCCATTTGGTAATTGGAATTTTCCACAATATGAACATAAATTAAACACGATTGCTGACTTATTCTTATTACAAGAATTTTATTCAGAATTAAAAACAAGAGATTTTGTATTGTATTTGAATAATATAACTTGGCTTGCTGAATATAATCGTTTAAGTGATAATGCTTCATTTAGAGATCGTCCAAGAGGTGAGAATAATCAACGTCATGAATGGTCATATCACATGGACGCCGTAAAATTTGCCAACTATTTAGCTTCAAGATGTGAAAAGAAAGTTGAGAGAATTTTAGCTACAGTTGATTATGTTGATATTGATGAGAATGGTGTTAACTATATTCAATATGGTGGTGATAAAAAAATTGAGGCAGATTTATTTGTAGATTGTACTGGCTTTAAAGCATTACTTATGGGTGATGAAAGACTTGAAAGTATCTGGGAAAATTTTGGACTATTAAAAAATGATTCTGCTGTAGCAGCAAGAATACCATATGAAACTGAAGAAGAACAACAAGCGGTAAGAAATACAACTGATTGTAAAACGATGAAGAATGGATGGATGTGGGATATTCCTTTATGGTCAAGAACAGGTAAAGGCTATGTATATTCTTCACAGTATATTGACAAAGATGATGCAGAGAAAGAATTTCGTGAAGAAACCGGTTGGGAAGGTGATGTTCGCCATATAAACTTCAAGCACGGTTGCCATAAAAGATTTATAAACAAGAATGTTGTTGCAATTGGTTTAAGCTATGGTTTTCTTGAGCCTTTAGAATCTACAGGTTTATTGACAACACATGAAAATATTATACAATTAATCAATGCACTTGACATAAATGGAAATGATAATTATTGGGATGACTTGAATTGTGAATTTGTAAATCCAGAGACATACCTGATGCTTAATGGTTTGGCAGAATTTGTCTATTCGCATTATTTCTTAGCAACACGAAATGATACTGAATATTGGCGTGATATCGGTAAATTCTATACTAACCTAATGGACAGCCGACCTGCCGTAGATGTTAATTTAGACTTTTGTCCTCCAGCCGCTATGTTTTCACTAATTGACTTGTTTTCACAAGCTGATATAATTTTTGAAAACAAGTCAAAAAATCAACTTGATGATCCAAATAAATCAAGTGGTATGCTTGCCATTACTTTAGGAATGGAACGAAAACATCCAGAACTCTTAAAAGTTCTCAAGTCATTGAGAGCATCCTATGGAACTTCAAGTTATTTTGGTCCTGATAATAAAAAATATATTGATTGGTTGATTACGGATGGATATGCCGGCGTTCGAAATTATTTACAATACCGGGAAATGCAAATCATGAGGGAACCAACAACATATCAATATTTGAAAGCACATATTTATAATGAAAAATATTAAAAAAAGTTCTTGACATTTCGATTTGACTGTGATATGATCAAGAAAACGATTTATTATTAACTCTCATCAAAGAGGTGTACTATGGAAATTACTTTAAGAAAAGCACAAAGCCTGACACAAGAACTCACTCATATCATTTACCGCTCAATTGAGATTGAGCCAAGAGTAAGTTTTGATGAGGCTGATCGTGTCGAGTCAGAGTATGCCGAAATGAAGGAGAAGCTTAATACCGATATTGCTCGGTTCACTCTACTAACCTCAGTATTGTATGACCTTCGCAAAAGAATTGGCGAAGCAAACACGGTAGCTGGGATTAGTGCCCTACTGACGGACCGAGCAATGGCCGAAAAGATTGCTGACAAGTATGAAGAACTTCTCAATGACGCCAAAGGCCGTCATTATACTGTAGAAGAAATTGTAGCAAAATTAGATAAATATGATAAATTGGTAGAAGAAGGTGGCCGTGCAGCCATGATGGGTGGCGGTGGAACTGTCCGTGTCAATTTGTTATCAAAAGAAGAAATTGAGAATTACAAATCTGAATTCCGTCGCTGGAAGAAGGTTTGCAAAAGAACAGATGAGGCGTTGATTGAGAAGAATGTCTCGATCAAAATCTCTCTGTCAGATAGAGAAGTTGAAATTCTTGAAAGAGAGGATCTTCTTTAATCTATCTGAGTGGATAGGGAGACTGTAATTAAGATATACTTCCAATGGAAGCACAAACCAACTATACCCAGACAATGGCCCTTTGTGACTCGCCAAAAATAGAGTTGTATATTGTAGGCGTAGTGTGGACCATAAGTGTCGCTTGTATTTTGCCGGTTGTTTGTTGAATATTGTTTAATATCTTATTCTTTTTCCCTTCCACATTTACAGTTTATGTTAACACAACAAGATGCCAAAGATTTTGCACAACACCTTGAAGATAAGGTTGTTGAAGCAAAACAACAACAAGGACGTAGAGTTTTAGTTGACCGAAGAGTTAACAACATACCAGTAACAAATGATCGTCGACATGGTCCAAGGCGTATGGGTGATCGTCGAAATCCAAATATGGATCGTAGAAAATCTGATCGTCGAGTAACATTTCGTCGAGAAGTTGAAGTAGAGCAGACAGAGGAACAATCAATCTTTACAACTGAAAAAGCAAATTTCAATACTCAAGATATTTTAAAAGATTATGTTCAGACTAAAGAAGATGATTATAATTTGCTTATGGGATTTGTTATTGCATTAATGGCACTTGTTTCTGGTCTGACCGGTTATATTATATATAAAGATATGTTCTGATGTTATATTTCTTTTATGGCACACTCAAACGAAATTATTCAAATTATCGTTTAATTCGTGACCGTGCCAGATTCGTTGCAGAAGCCAAAGTTTTCGGTAAGATGTATGAAGGTAGTGGAATTCCTTTTTTAATTCCAGATCAAAAATATATCAAGAAAATGGCTTCATTAAATTTAGTTGAAAATAATCAGACCTATTATGAACACTCTGATGAAATAAATGAACAAGTAAAAAATGAATTATTGACATCGAATGAACTTGTTCATGGTGAAATCTTTTTAGTAAAAGATGATGATATTGAAACTACATGTCGACTTGACGCCTTGGAAGGATTCCGAGACCAAGATGATGATCTATATAAAAAGTTCTTATATCCGACAATACTAAATAATAAGTTGGAATATGTCTGGTGTTATGGACTATTAGATTACTCTGAAGAAATACAAGAAGTCTTAACATATAATCCTGAAGGTATATACAGACCACATGTTATTATCTAAATTATATTTTATTATCTCTTTACTTGCCGCATTTGGTGCAACCGGTTGGTATGCATACAATACATATACAAGTATGGAGCGTGAGCTTGAATTAGCAAAAGAAAACTCAGTTCGATTGCAATCTGCAATGGAAACTACTACAGCAAGTATTGAAAAGCTGCAGGAGCAAAATAAAATCTATGAAAGAGAAAACCGAAACTTGCAAACTAAATTGCAAAAAGCGGAACAGTATGGTGATGAATTGCGTGAAAAATTGAATAATCATGACCTCACAAAACTTTCTGCAAAAAAACCTGGTTTAATTGAAAAAAGAATCAACAATGCTACAGCAAAAATTTTTCAAGAACTTGAAGACATTACTGCTACAAGTTCTACCAATTAGTGTACTATATGGATGTAGTATTTTTTCTCCACCGACACCTGCGGTTCCTGAACCAAAGATTATTGTCGAAACTAAAATTGTAGAAAAGAATATACCTATACAAGCAAGACCAAAAGGACTTCGTTTAAATAAAGACTTGGTTTGGTATGTAATTACGCCAGATACGTTGCCTGCTTTTTCCGAACGTTTACAGAATGAGCAGGGAACCTTCTGGGTCTTTTATGCACTTGAAGTTAAAGACTACGAAAAATTAGCATTGAATGTGGCTGAGATTAAGCGTTATATTTTACAACAACAAGGATTAATCGAATATTATGAAAATTCTATTACGGATAATCAAACTACTATGGAGAGTAAATAAATGTTTGAAACTGCAGAAAGCTTTCAAAAGAAGATCTATGTTAAGAAAAGAAAGACAAAACAAAGTTTAATTGAAGTAATTGTACAATATGTTGAAGAACATAATATAGACTATGAGGCAATTTCACCTTTTGTATCTGGTAAACTCAAAGCAGATTTGCGGGAGGAATATGAGCAATTACACTTTTTACCAAAAACGAGGAAGTTTCCAGACATCTTTGGCAACGCCAGAGGAAATAAAAGAAAAGTATCAGGCTATTAAATTACACTTCAGCACAAAGAATTATAATTATTTTAAATATAATGGAAAAGTAAACAAACAACATTTCAAAGATATCGTACCATATACGATCATTTCAAAAGGAAAATACAAGACCGATTTTCCTGATTTCTTTATTCCCGGTCTATTTCACAATCCGAAAGTAAACATTGATTACTTTCTTACTGATGACTATGTTAAATTATGGAAATATTGGAAAAGTTATCAGACTTCACCAATGTATTTCTACAAAGAGGAGCTAGTTGAAATTGAAAGATATATATCTCGAAAGGCGTATAAGTTCGATAAATTATTTCTTGTGAATGATGCAGAACTACCTTTGATATATAAGTTAATCATTCGTCATGATGTCAGTCCTCAAACAGTTTTATATATGGATCAAGTGTTACAATTTTCGAAAAAATTTAAATCTACGGTAACTGAAAAGGTGATTTATCCCAAGTTGAGCAATCGCCTTGTAAAACTCTCCCATTTTCTGAAACCAATTGAAAGTGGCGATTTGAAAAAAATTACAAGAGATGTATTTTATTCTTGACATCTCTTTTATTCTATGATATGATCAAGTGACCCGTCCAGTCGATTATTATTAACCTATTTTAGGAGAGCGCCAATGAGTTTTAAAGATGCACTGAAAGCAAGAAAGAATCGTCTTCCTGCAATGCAAGCAAGGCTTGAGAAAGAAGCTAAATCTACAAGCTATGAAGACACACGGTTCTGGAGACTTGAGGCGAAAGATGGTGTCGGTTCTGCTATCATTCGTTTTCTTCCTCCTCCACCACAAGAGGAAGATGAATATGTAAAGTATTTCCGTCATGAGTTTAAAGGACCTCATGGCTGGTTGATTGACAATTGTCCTACAAGTGTAGGTGGCAAATGTCCGATTTGTGAAGCAAACAACCTTCTGTGGTCAGAAGGTGGTGATGAGAATGAAAAGCTTGCAAGAGATCGTAAGCGAAAAATGAAATACGTTTCAAACATTCTCGTTGTTTCTGATCCTGCAAACCCAGGCAATGAAGGCAAAGTATTCTTGTTCCAATATGGACCAAAAATCTTTGAATTCATTCAAGATAAAATTAATCCGCCTGAACCAGAATTCAAAGATATGAAGCCCGAAGATCCGGTTGATGTTTTTGATTTTCTTGAAGGCTGCAACTTCCGTTTGCGAATGCGTCGAGAAAACGGCTATATCACTTATGATAAGTCCTCATTTGATTCACCAACTGAACTTGCGGATAATGAAGATGAAATGGAAGCCATCTGGCGTTCAGAGCATTCCCTACAAGAGTTTGTTGCTACAGACTATTACAAGTCCTATGATGACTTGAACAAGCGGTTCACTCAAGTAGTGACTGGTAAATCTGATGCACCAGTTTCTGATGCTGCAATGGCTGCCGTTGCTGCTGTTGATGAGGCGATTGCTGCTGTTGAGAAAAAAGCAAAGCCTTCTTTCGTAGAGAAGACAAAAGCTGAGGTTGAAAAACCAAAGAAGAAAGAGAAAGTCACCACCGAGGATGACGATGATGATTTATCTTTCTTTGAGAAATTAGCCGAGGAGTAAAAAACTTCTTGACATTACCTGCCGGTCTGATATGATCTGATCATGTTGAGCATTTGTTCGACACGGTCAGATTTTCTGACTAATTTTTTTAATCTAAGTGAGATTATATTATGGCAGCCTTACTGAACATCATCCTCGCTCCGTTTCGAAACATTATTTCTTTGCTGTTTGGTTTCTTTCTGGGATATGTTTTCTCATTGACAAACATCATTCCTGGTGAAGTTGTCCTTGAAGCGGTGACACTCGAAAATATTCAATATATATTTGAAGTAGGTGTTGATTATGCCAGTGAGGCTAGTGACTTTGTTATGGATTTAATTTCTGATTATACATGAAATCATTGATTTATTCATTATTCTTTTTTATCTTCGGTTTCTTCCTGGCGGTATTATTGTTCAAGACAGACTTTCTTGCCGCCATGGAAGCAGATATAAAAAAGCGTGAGATAGCACAAGAAACTTGTGTTGAAAAGGTAATAAAAAAGGGAAGTAAAGAAGCATGGAATGTATATGATGATTTTAAAGAACAATTCTATAAGTAAGGATTCTTTATGTTCCGCTTCTTTCTTGATAAGTCCTATTGGCATTGGTCAATTCTAGGCACTCTTATTATTTTTGGTTCTGTTTGGTATTCTGTACAACTTGATGTTCAGATTAATGAATGGTTTGGTGCCTTTTATGACCTTTTGCAAAAGGCATTAGCAACTCCCGGTGCAGTAACAATTGATGAGTTCAACGATCAATTGTTAGTATTCTTTCAGATTGCCGCAATCTACATTGTAGTTAATGTTGTGTTTAACGGATTCTTTGTGAATCATTATTGTTTTCGTTGGCGCAAATCAATGGCTGATTACTATCAGCAGAATTGGCATAAGGCGAGAACAATTGAGGGCGCTTCTCAACGTGTTCAAGAAGATACATTAAAGTTTGCAAGATTGACAGAAGATTTAGGAGTTGGTCTTCTTGAATCTGTATTGATGTTGATTGCTTTTATTCCTATCCTATACGGTCTTTCCGCAAGTGTTGAAGTCTTACCTTTCTTTGGCGAAGTTGAGCGTGGTCTTGTTTGGGTTGCTCTCACTACTGCTTTAGGTGGAACAGTTCTGTTATCTTTAGTTGGTTCAAAACTTCCCGGTATCGAATATGATATTCAGAAAGAGGAAGCCAGTTATCGTAAAGAACTTGTCTTCGGTGAAGATGATGAAACAAAAGCAGATAACAATCACATTGGGAGATTATTTCACAATGTACAAACAATACATTATAAATCGTATCGTCATTATTTCTATTTTAATATTGCTAAGTGGAGTTATCTGCAAGCTATGGTTATAGTTCCATATGTGGCACTTGCACCAACAATTGTAACAGGAGCGATCACTCTTGGTGTAGTATCGCAGACTGTACGAGCATTTGGTAAAGTAGCAGAATCTCTTCAATATATTATTCGTTCATGGCTTAAAATTGTTGAACTTGTTTCTGTTTGGAAACGATTACATGAATTTGAAAAGCAATTTAAAAACTAGTGTTTATATTCTATCGTATTTGGTTATATTATAAAACCAAGAATGTTGAATTCAAGCCTGGTCATACAGCAGAAATGAATCATCTGATTCAAGAATCACCAGTTGGCTGGGCTAAAGAATTACAAACTCGAAAAAACATAATCATTTGGATATTGACAGGTTATAAACCCTGGTGGAAACATTTTATGATGATTAGAGTAAAGGAATAACATGTACAAAGGTGAATACTATTATGAATTCGATGTCTCAGAAAATCAAAGAAAGTTGGCAAGAAGCCGGGCCGATGCTGAGAAAAAGGTTGTACACTCAAAATACACGATTGATCCTCTTGGCATTTATTCTGGCTATATCGGTGAAGTTGTATTCGATGATCTCTTCCCTGCCGCCAGATATCATACTGAACATAAAGATAAAGCTACAAAGTATGATTTCCTTTTAGATGAATATAAGATTGATATTAAAACATCTCTGAATAAAACAGGTAACGGTCCAAAGCCAGAACACTGGCGAGGATATAACATACCACATTATGTAAAAAATTGGTGGGGTATTGATGGTGGTACAGACTATTATGTATTTTGTGATACAACGCCTGACTTCTCAAAACTTTATATGTATGGTATGGTGCCTTGCAATGACTTCTATTTGCAGGCAACACCACACACATGGAAAAATGGAGATGTAGGTTTTGCAATTACACATAAGCAAATGTTTGAAATGTCAGTTTTACCTTTATATGAGAATGAAATGAATATAACTTTTGAGGAAGCATAAATAGTACTATTACTTTAATCAAAAGGCAACATGCATAATCCACATAAAGGTGTACACAAGAGTTACGGATTCGAATGGAAAGATGCTCTTGACATTCGTGATGGTGGTGAAACTCTCGCAAGGCGAAGTTTTATTGCAATGATGATTCTAACTTTCGGTTTTATGGCAGCATCTTGTCTTGTAATCTTTGATGTATTTCCTCAAGTAATTTAAAAATGAAAACATTTCAAACAATTTTAGAAGGCTTTCTTTCAGAAGCACCATTAGATAACTATGATGATCGTGACGTAGGAGAAAGAAAAGATTCCAAAGGTAGATATGTAACAAATAAAAAAGGTGAACGAGTATCATCTTTTAGCCGAACAGATAAGAAGCTTATTCAAAATCCAAAGAATAAAGAAAAGCTTGTCAAAATCTTTAAGGCATTTAAGCATAAATTTAACTTTGTATTCGCAGACTTTCAAGGTAGTAAAAACTATCATGAGAAAGGTGAGCTTAGTAAGTATGAATTGAATCGTCCAGAAAATAAAAAGATGGTTCAATATCTACAGCAGATGGGCTATATTTCAAATGACCTCCAGCCGACAGCAAAATCAAAAGATTCTATCACTATTGTATATACAACAAACATTGGTGATTCAAAGATTGGTATGACACCTTGGATTTTGTTACATCGTATGGGCCATGCCTTTAATGCAGGTACTCTTACAAGAGATAAGTTTGCAGAAAAGTTTGTAAATGAAATACGAAGAGATATTTACGATTTTATGGAATCAAATTATCTACTTGATGAAGACAAATATGGCGAAATGAGTGACAGTCGCTATCAAAATTTAGAAGCGAAAAGAAAAGAGGTTCTAAGAAATATTGCAAGAGATAAGTTTCCAAATGAAGGCTTGTGGGAATTCTTCACCAAGTTTGGTAACTTCAATTCTGCAAAAAGAACGGAAGCACACGCCCAAGGAAAAGCAAAACGAACAAAAGCAGTAGTAAGGAAGGAAAGATATTTCGAATATATCTATGACCTTTTTGTAGCATTTGTTTGGTATGCTGAAAACAGCAGAAACGTTTGGGAAGAAGATGACGAACCAGGTGCATTGCCTTATCGTTTTGTTGGAAAGTTACCAGAGAAAATCAACTTTATGGGATTGAATCTTGCTCTAACAGATGAATATGTTGCAGAACAAGCAGAAGGTTATATGAAGAACATGATTTCGAATGGTGTTCGAAATGTTGAAAAGATGTTCGATGAATTTGAAGGTAAAATATTCTGCATGTAAAACATATGAAAGAATTTCAACTTATACTCGAAGACTATTTAACAGAGTCAGCTACAATTCAAATGTATCATGGTGGTAATTTAGAACTTACACCAAGAGGTACTTTACATCCTGACATGTTTGATAAAGTACCTGCTTCAAAAAGACAAGAATATGGACCTGGTTTATATTTGACAACAAGTGAAAAAGTAGTTGAGAAATATGCCAAAGGTTCAAGAAAGCTTTATAAGATCACACTTAAACGTGGTCGTGATATTAGTGATGTAAAATTACCAATCAGTGCCATTGATGAACTTACTGAATCAATGGGTAAAGCAAAGGTAAAGAAAATTAAAGAAAGAATTGAAGGTTCTCGTTTTGAAGAGAACGGTAAAGTTGGTGCATATATTATTTTAAACTTTTGTGTCAATGATAAACTTCTTCAAACAGAAAGAGGAAGAAGAGGTATGCGTGATTTTTTAGTTAAACATGGTATTGATTATGAATTACATCAATCACCATTTGGCTGGAAAGAATCGATGATTGTCCTGTTCAACTTGAAACTTATTCAAAAGGTTGAGCAACTTAATAAAAAAGATGTAATTGATAGTTTGCCAAATGTACAGTAGAATTTTTTTCGTTATAAGTTTGTTGTTCTTTGCAACAACAATTTGTTTAGCACATGATACAGCAGAGCGGTACGAATATAAAGAACCGGATGATACATATATCATACTAAGAGATGCGGAAGCAAATGCATCAGATTTTGAATATGAATATATTTGTGCCTATATGATGTATCGACATGCCTTTGTCAGTGACATGCCAGATGCTCAAAGAGAAAAGTTGAAACTTCGCCTTCAGCACTGCACGGAGTATTTCGACAAATTCGTTTGGGATCAAGACACACACAATTTCACACCAGAAAAATCAAAATAATACTTGACATTTCGAATTTATCTGATATGATCTGATCATTGATTGATACTAACCCTCAATGAGAAGTCAGATGTTTCTGAAAAATTCAACAGTAGTTCAAGACAGTCCAGGAGAAAAGCTTGAATTGATCAAGTCAAAGCAAGCAAAGATTCTTGAACTTGAAGATAAGATTGCCAACTGGGATATTCCCAGATTAGGTTTTGCAAACCGTCGAAGACTCGAGCACAATCTTCGTGAGTTGAAAGCTGACCTCAATAGGATGTTAGAAAAATGAAAAACTTTATTTGTTCATCAGTGTTGTTCTTGCTGATTGGCGCTAATCCCGCCCATGCTAATGAAACCAAAGAACTTGAAGCAGAGATTCTTTCAGCTACATCCTTCGGTGAAGCATTCGGTGAAATGTTGATGGATATGAAATCAGAACTTGATGATGAGCCGATGAATTGTGGCAGTATCACAAAAGAGGACAAGTACAATAGTACAGATTGTCCTCAAACTTGTGGTACTTTTTTTGAGTGTCGAATGGAAACATTAAAGTTTGAATATGAAATGCAGCAAGAGCAGCAGCATTTATATCATCAAAGAATGAACGAATTGAATAACTAACTTCTAGTAGCAATATTTACTTTAAGTTTTGTTAATTCTGCTGCTAAGTTTTTGGCATCCGCCATACTATCCACATTCGCAATTTGAGAAGCAAGATTTTTATTTAGATCAATCACAGGTTTCAATACTTGCTTCTTAAATCCATCCGTAAGCTTTTTCAAATCAGCCTGTGAACCAGATTTAAAATCAAAACCAGTAGTGTTCATGTTTTGATTATCTGCGCCGCTGAGTTGAATTAATTTTTTAGCAAATCCATCTGCTTGCCAAATTTTGGTTAAAAATTTGGATACATCCTTGTCCGCTACAGTTGAATATTTTCCATCAACATTCAACTTGACTGTAGAATTTTGCATCAATTTATTAAGCATATCAGCATCGGCGTTTGTAGGAGTAAATCCAAAAAATGCCTTTGAATTTTTCGAATATTGAGAATCAACAATTGATGCTGCAAGTTTTTTCAGACTTTGTTGTTCAGGACTTACTTTTTGTTTGCCATCATTCTTCTGATTTTCACCAGATTTGTCGGCTGATTTTGTATCTGCCTTGACAACATCACTTTTTTCTTTCTTGATATCAACAGTCTGAGAAGCTTTTTGCTGTTCTTTTGGTGCAGAATCCATCGCCTTCATTGCCATACCGCCACCAAGAACCGCTGATAAGGCAATTGTCCCTCCAATTAACCATTCTTTCCAACCTTCTTCAAGATATTCTTCTTGATATAGATGAGGATTTACAATCTTGTTTACCTCAAGGAGTAATTGCCTATCCATATTACTTCATATTTTTAATTAGAACATTCAAAGATTTCTTTACGTCAGAAGGCAGTTTGCTCATGTTACTCTTTGCTTGTTTCATCAAAGCAGCATTACCAGTTTCTGATGCTCTTGCAAGCATATGCACAACATCTTCCAATGGACTTGAAGAAGGTCCTCCGCTTTCTTGCAGGTCTTCTTCATCTTTCTTCGCCTTCTTTTTCTTTGCCTCATCTAATTCTTCTTCATCCTTCTTTGCTTTCTTTTTCTTTGCCTCATCTAATTCTTCTTCTTCTTTCTTTTTCTTCTTTTTGCCTTCGTTGAGAAGCATATTGATATCACGGAGAAGCTCCAAATCTTTTTGTTCCATTGTTTTTTCCTTTAATTAGTTTAGAATAAATTTATATAACTGTTATTATTTATGTAAAAAAAACCTTGACTTTTTTAAAATAGCTGATATGATCTAATAATCAACTAATTCAAAAGGAGCTTGTCATGCAAAAGACAAAACAACGCATTGGTGCAGAAGCCGCACTTCTTCTTCGTTCTCGTTACTCTGAGAAATTTGAGAAGACCTCAAGGTATTCAAAGAAAGACCGGCAAGCACAGAAGCGAATGAAGTTTCATGCAATGAAGGATCTTCTTGATTAATGTACATGTTTGAATTGGTCTTTCTTGTGACACTTGTATCCATGCTCACCAAGAAATTCAATGGTCGTTACCAACTCTTGGTGATTCACTGGTTTACGAAGCAATAGGAATCTGCCGTTGCCAAGTTTCTCGGCTATTTCTTCAAATGGTGTATCAGAGTAGGCAGTGATAAAACATATCTCAATATTGGGATCCAATTCAATAAGCTTTTGTGCTGTTTCAAATCCGTTGATGCCTGGTGGCATTCGCATGTCGAGAACAGCAACCAAATATGGATCATTAATCTTGAGTGCTTTCTCTGCAAACTCAATTGCTTCTTCACCTTGATGAGCAGTATCAATTGTTAATTTTAAAGTTGGTTTCTTTATTGCTTGCTCATCTTTTTCTTCAAATAGAACAGAAGCAAGACCACGAAGTTCTTTGATGCCAACATCTTCAACTCGAGCGAGAACATCAAGATATGCTTCAATCACGGTTGGCTCATCATCAACCATCAGAATCTTGTAATTTCTCATGTTTACCTTTTTTTTTTAATTTATTTGTATTTATCTCTTGACATTCCTGATCCATCTGATATGATCTGATCATGTTGAGTGATTGATGACTAACTCGAAACGAGAAACACTATGCAAGCTCAATTAACAGCATCGTCAGGAATGCTGACCGCAGAAGAATTGAAAGACTATGTTGCTTTGAAACTTGTCAACAAGCTTTCAAACGCAAGAGGTTCATGGACACAAACTTCAGTCAAGATTGATGAAAGACAAGCATGTGATGACCTTGACGATGTTCGTGAAATTGTGACCAGAATGAACAAGCTAAATCCAAATGCGAATTATTCAATTCGTCGAAGAGGACGAGGCCCACGTTCCTACTGGGAAACATATCGTGGTGAGTATCAGTGCTATCTTCCTCTTGATAAAGCAGCCTATGTTGCTGTTTACATTGTCGAAAAAAATTCGAAAAAAATCGAATTTTTTTCTTGACATTCCTGATCCATCTGATATGATCTGATCATGATGTTGATGAGCAGTTCATCAGCACAAAACGAGAATCAACTCAAACGAGAGTTTCAAATGAAAAAGTCAATCATCAAAAAGTCAATCTTCACAGTTGCTGCAATCTCAGTTCTGACAGCAGCCTGTTCCGGTGCCCGTGTTGCTCTTCCAAAAGATCCAAGCAACCCTGCTGACCAGATTGCTTATCTTCATGACCTGAAAGATGCTCGTCCTGACTGGACAAATAAAGGTCTCTGGGAAGAAGATGATCACCTCTTTCAAGTCGGTCAGAGCCGCTTCTTCAAAACTGAGCGTGAAGCAAAGAAGCACGCCATCCGTGATGCTGCATTCCGATTGAGTGAGCATGTTGTACAGAAAGTCAACGTGCAGTTCTCAGAGCAAATTCAGTCTGAAGGCTCTGAAGAAGACCTCGTTGTTGCTCAATCCCGTGCAGAAGAAGTCGCCAAGACTTTGAGCAAGTCCGTCATGACAACAATCTCTCCAGTAGAAACCTACGTTGAGATCAAAATTGACGAAGATGAGAACCTCGGCTTCGTTGCCTTTGCAACCGTCCGCATGTCTCAGAAAGCCATGAAGCAATCTCTCAAGATGGTCAAAGACATGTACAAGCCAGAAGATGGCGAGAGACTGAAAGAGAAAGACGTTACCGTCTCCAACATCGACAAAGTTGGTGGGTTCTTTAAGAACTTGTTCTAAGAAAAACAGCCACGCCTAGCGTGGCTTTTTCAACCTTTGTTTGAGATGAATCATGTTCAATCTTACATTGTTAGCTACATTTGTTACAAGTTTAGTTACATTCAACGTAGTTGCTTTTACAAGTTACGCTACACCAGCATGGATAAACAAACATGTGTATACTGTTGACAATTACACTTACCTTGTAGGTGAATCAGAGTGGCATGAAACATCTGAGTTGGCATTCAAATCTGCCTATGCAGATGCACTTAGTAAGTTGAATATGATTCGCAATATTGAAGTTGAAACATCATTTGCAGAAAACACCAAAGATGGTGAAGAGTTTAGTTCGAACGAATTCAATCTCATCACCTCGTCGAATGATTATGGCAATATTGTGATTAAAGACTCTGTAAATGAACGTGAGCCTGTTTCTACCTTGAACCGTGCCTATGTATTGCTTCAAGTTGAAACCAACCCTGGCTTTGATTTTGCTGCGCCATTTCGTGCTGTGAGTAGATTTGTATCCGAGCAGTACGTCAATTCTAAACACTATATACTGGAGACCTACGACTCGATTGTTATGAGCTTTGCTGAAACACCTGGTCCTTAATCTCTACTTCAACACAAGGAGATCACTATGTCACTAAGTACAGTAATTAACGAAATGAACACAATGCGACAAGATACTGGTATGCCTACCATGCAAGCTGGTGCTTTGACCACTGATGATGCCGCAGACCTGTTCACACATATTGACGATGCCTTGACCACTGATGGTTATGTAAGAGGCATGTCTTACTCATTGCTCGATGCTGAAGATCAGACCGAGCATGTCCGCCTTCTCTCTGCAGTTGTCGACTTGATGCAAGAAGGCTTTAACCCGCCGATGACTACACGGCATTTCTGAAAATGTAGTCAATTGTTTTAGCTTTGACATTTAGTGCCAAGAGGGAGCCTAGCTCCCTCCCTCTACCTAAAATGAGATATATCATGCAAAAGCAAACAACTGTACGAATTGTTCCTCGCAACTTTTGGGTAAATGCTTTAACGAATAAATCAATTCCGCATAT